CTTTCGCCATTTCGGCGGAGTGATATCGGAAGTGACGGAAGACTTCGACGGGGTGCTTCTTTATTATTCTGTAAGTGCCCGCAGTTATGAACAATGGCTGGACCGTAAATTAGTCAACAATTGGTACAACCAAGACTCCCCTGAATCGATCATTAAACAAATCATTTCGAGATACGCTCCTGGATTTTCAACAAAGACGGTTCAAAACTCCGGAACGACCGTAGTCCCGCAGTACTTTGATTTTCGAAAAGTATCGGAAGCACTGGACAACATTACGAAACAGGTCAATTTCATGTGGTTTTGTGATTATTATAAGCAGATCTTTTTCGGTCCTACGACATATTTAAATTCACCACTGCCAGGAAACACGTTAAACGTGGATACGGACGTGACGAACTATGGAAATCTTGTGATGAAAGAGTCGGGAGATCAGTTAGTCACAAGAGTATACGTCAAAGGATTTAAAACACGTTCGAAAAATTGGTACATGCTTTCTTGGTTGGGCGATGGGAACTTAGTTCAATGGAGTACCGGTTATCGTATTTCCTCGTTGAAAGGGGATGCAGTCGTTGTCGTTTATCCGAGTATGGCGGCATTTCAAAGTGATACTAGTTTCAGAAGCGGCGGATCTCCTACGGGCGGAACGGTATTAACCATAAAAAGAGACGTCATAGACGGCGCTCCCGGACAGGCTTCTGCGAGTAATACCGCTTATATTCACTATGCGGATCACTTAATTCGTGTCCCTAATTTTAACGGTAATGGGGCTATTCCATCCGGTTATGTACTCGCTGTTCGCTTCTATTATCTTCAGGACACCGTATTTCTTGGAAATGATCCGGTTTCGCAGAGAAACATTGCCGCTGTTGAAGGCGGGGATGGTATTTATGAAGTCGCTGTTGTTGATAAATCATTGACTGCATCAACGATGACGGCGGCTAAAAGTAAAGCCAGCCTTCTTTTGTATAAAAATGGGCATGCGCAAATTGGCGGCACATTCGAATCGTATTTAGATACGACGAACAGCCAAGGATGGCGGGCAGGAATGAACTTTAACCTAGTTTCAACGAAACGTTTTGGGGGTATTAATCAAACGTTTTACGTCACAAGAGTATCGAAAACTATTGTCAAAAATGATTCCGGCGGTTGGATTACCCATCATCAAATCGAGTTCAACGATACGCCATATTTAAATTAACGGGAGGTTTCCAATGAAACTAGACTCGTTTATCCAGATGATTAAAGACCTTCGGACAAACATCGTTACTGACGATGAATCTGATACGTTCAATACGATATTAACGGAATATGCCAGCCCATTCGATCAGGCGAATCTGTCTGATACCGTAATGACGCTAAAATTAAACACTTCCGGTTTCACTTGGGGGAACGGAAGTACGTATACCTATCCGATTAAAGACAGCAACGGGAATTCATATCAAGCGCCTTCCTGCGGCTGGCTTTGGGGGAATGGAGGTAAGTATTCTTAATGGACACTCTTCAAATGTACGGTCAAGTACAAGTGATTAAAAAAGATTTGAAAGGTAACGTCATCTTCCAGGAGACGTTTAAAAATAAAATAACCAATTTCGCCTGTCAGCAAATGGCGAATTTATTGTGCGGCGTGAATGTGCCTGTTCCATCTCAAATCTCCGTAGGAACCGGAACAGGAACACCAGCGGCGACCGATACGGCTTTATTTAGTGAAATTTCTGGTTCGAAAAAAGCATTATCGTATTCATCGACTTGGCTTCTTAACTATGCGCAAATGGCGGTAGATTATGATCAGACTCAGATTTTAGGCGTTTATAATGCGTCAACGAATCCGAATCAGTCGATTACATTAACCGAAGCTGGTCTTTGGGATGTGAATAACAATTTATTTGCGCATGTAAATTTAGGAGCCGGCGTGACGCATGATAATACGTCGACTCTTTCAGTGATTTGGCAAATTTTAATCCAAGGAGTTTAGGAAGGAGGTAATGTATGGGTTCACTCTATCGTGTTAACGTCGGTGACACACCAATGGCATCCGACATTGATCAATTTTATGATCTCACTCTTGGAAATCTTGATGTAGGCGGCACAGTTACTTTAGCTTCTCAAACAGCGGCTCCTGCAGCAGCTCCAACCGTAGCAGCGACGACAGGCGGAAGCATCCTCGCCGGTACGTATAAATATCAAGTGACATTCCTGACAGGATATAAGAAATCGAACGGGACGATTGTTTACGGTGGAGAAACGACACCATCTCCTTTTGCTACTGTAACAACATCATCGACCGGTGCCGTCAATATTACAGCTATTCCAACGGCGACAGGGTCACTTGTCGTTGCCTGGAATATTTACCGTACGAAAGCCGGAGGTTCTACGTATTACCTTGTCGGTACGATCGCCGACAATACAACGACTTCTTTCGTTGATACAACGGCAGATACAGCTCTTTCTATTACCGTTGTTCCGAATTACAATTCCACTGGAACCAGACTTCAGGCGGCTTTATCGACGACGATTAAAGGCGATCTACCTTCCGTCGTGTTCGACTGCGGAAAAGCGTACACGGCTCAGATCCAATGGAATTCTACAGGATCAGGGACTGACAGCGGTCTGAGATTCTACCCGGATGCCACTCAATCGAAATTCCTGAACGTCATTACAACCGGTCCGAGATGGTATAACGGAACGTCTTATCAAACGATTTGGAGCGATGACGGGACACAAAGAGGCTTTGTCGATTGCTATTACAACTCGAGTATTGCAGGCATTGCGATTAATACTTGGACGAAGATCCCTTTCAACGTAACGACAACGGATAACTTGGCGGAAGCGACATTAGCCAGTAACAGAGTGACAGTTTCGAAAGCAGGCGCTTATTTAATCACTGTCAATGCCTATTTACAGTCAACAGCTTCAAACTCGAATTACCAGTTGTCCATCTATAAAAATGGTTCATCCGTTCGTCTGAGTGCTCAGTATTTAGGAACCGGAGGAAACTTCGAGTTTTCGACTGGAACTTGCATTTGGCTCAATGCGAATGATTACATCGAGGTCTATGTCGCCGGTACGGCTTCCTTCACGTTAATGGGCGGACCTACGGCAACGACGCTACAAGTCGCAAGACTCTAGTTTTCTAGGAGGCAACATGAATAAATCAACGGCTATTCTCTATAAATATCCGAATCTAGTCCATGGAATCGATTTTGACAACATGCTTCAAGACGACGGGACGCAAAAGATCACTTGGAAACGGGACGATATTCCGGAGCCATCTGACGCTGATCTCGAATCCTGGAACTTGGACGCCCTCAAGAATGAGCTCCTTGTCCAATTAAATCAGGAGTGCTCGTCGGCGATTCTCGGCAAATTCCCGTCCGTTGTCGACGGTGTAACGTATTATTTTTCGAATGATAACGAAGCACAAAAGAACTTCGATAAAATGGCGCGGGCATTCGATAAGGGTTACGTGACGGAAAAAAATTGGACGGTTTACGATCAAGACGGCAATGTATTACGTGTTTCTCTGAATACCGAAAAATTCGAAGCAGTGTATAAAGATCATTTGACTCACATTTCTTCAAACGTTTCGAAATTCAGAGATACCTTAATGCCGCAAGTTTTAGCAGCGACGGATGAAGAAGAAATCCAATCCATCGTCTGGTAGTTTTTTAATTTCATAGCGGGGTGATTGGAGGATGGGAGAAACACAACTGAGTGAGCGCATCACAAGAGTAGAGACCAGTATTGAAAACATTCAATCTTCTTTGAGTCGATTGGAGAGTAAGTTAGACGTATTAAATGAAAATCTGGAGAAACGATTTGTGCCTAGATCAGAAATTGAATCTTCACATAAACGGCTTCATGAGCGGATCGACGATTGCGAAGTAGAAATTAAAGAATTACAAATTGATATCAAAGAACTCCGTGAGAAGCAAGGTAAATTACCTTCTTGGGCGGCTTCTTTAATCACGGCATTAATTGCTGCCGTCGGCTTTGCCGTGGAGTTTCACAAATGATCGAATTGCAGAAAGGCGATATTGTCGCTGTCTTTGGAACCAGTTTCATTAGTGACATCGTGGAGGCTGTCGAACATTCGTCAGTCTCCCATGTTGCTGTCGTCGTTGATCCAGAAAAAGAAATTCTTATTGAAGCCAATTACAATCATCCGGTTTCCTATGTCCCTTTGAATCAATATAAAGGCGTTGCTACTATCCTCAGAACTCCGCTAACCGAAGAACAGAAAGACTTTATTGTCGATTACCTGACGAAGCAGATTGGAAAACAATACGATTTCATTGATATTATCCGAGAATTTGGGCGTTACATCTTCGGCATCACGCCAAAGAAAGAAGATGAACGCTTTTTTATTTGCAGCACGCTTGTCCAAATGGCTTTTCTACACGCTGGAGTTGTTCTCACGAAGGAGCCTTTGGCAAGTCCTGCGGATCTCTATGAATCTCACGTCGTAACAAAGATTGGACGGTACGAATGACAGATAAAAAAATCATTCCAGAACATGACCAAATCCGGATTATGAAAGAAGTCGCTCATTATCCTGACCATGAACAACGGACGGAAGACCCCGAATTCCGAAAGACAAAAAAAGAGTTAAAAGCAGATAAAGAACATTGGAAATGTTTCATTGACAATAAGCACTGCACATACGACGAACCGCTGGAAGTCCATCACAATATCGTTGAATTTGCTGCGGCAAATGAAGTCGATTGGGACAGAGTCAAGCAAGACTTTCCGTTAGTAGACGGCATTTCAGACCGTGACCAAATGCGAATTTTGTGCCGTTTGCATCACAGATCGCCGGGGTATGGAATCCACGAAATGAGTTATCCGATCTGGCAGCTCCAAAGATATATGACCGATGAAGCGTTAGATAAATTCGCCGCAGCCGTTGAAACCATGTTAAAGGAGGAACAATAATGTCCGTATATCATTATCCTGTAAGAAAAGATTGGATTCCATACGTCCCTAAAAATCCGTATGCCGATGGAATTGGCGCCTACAGAGGCGTTGTCCTTCACTACACAGAAAACGAACAGGATACAGCGGCTTCCGAGTCACAATATGAGCACCAGAACTGGCAATCTGCCTTCGTTCATGAGTTTGTTGACCATAAAGAAGTCGTCCAAACAGCTGACCCGAATTATCGTTGCTGGGGCTGCGGCGCCAAAGGAAACCCATACTACGTCCAAATCGAAAAGTGCTCGTCTCATTCTCAAAGTGAGTTCGATACTTCCTTCGATGCTTGGTGCGAAAGAGCAGCCGAATATTTATACCGTAGAAAACTCGGTGTCATTCCTGCGAATGATACGAATAAAGGCGTTGGTGCCACACTTCTTGGGCACTTTCAAATCAGCAAATACATGGGCGGCACAGACCATACGGACCCTCTGTCTCATTTAGCCAAATGGAATAAGACTTGGGACGACGTTGTCAATCGAGTGAAGGCGATTTATAACGCCTTAGCCGCCGAAGAAGTAGCGAATCAAGCCGCTGCCGTCGAAAATCAACGTTTATATTTGACGAATCTATTGGCTGATCCTAAGTCCACCTATGGAACGAAAGGATGGGCTTATTCTCAATTAAAGACCCTTCCCATATCGACTGTCCGTTCAGGCGATAGTAATACCGTTGTCAAAGAACTCCAGGCAGTCTTGACTTATCTTGGCTTCAATTGTAACGGTATTGACGGAATCTTTGGAAACGGGACGTATAACGCTGTGATTGCGTTTCAGAGACAAATAGGATTAATAGTGGACGGAGTCGTTGGAAATAGTACTTGGGCGGCGTTATTCTCTTATTAAACGGAGGGAAACGAAATGAATAAAGCGTGGATTGGACCGGTTGCAGCGATGATTGTTGTCGGGGCGAAAGAAATCTTTCAAGTCGATCTGGCTAGCGCTGATGTCGAAGTTTACATTAATGCTGCTTTAACTGTAGGAGTCGGACTATACGCCTTATTTACGAAAATCGAAAAGAAGAAAGCGGAAGAGAAAAAGAATGTATAAACTTTTCCATCGTTGTCAATAATAGGAATACGAGAAGATTGAAGGTTAATCCCGGATATTGAAGGGACCGTGCAAGGTGCACATTGTGCGGGTTGAGCGTCAGTATGATGGAGAAAACGTCTTCTTGAGGGTGATACTAGTTGAATCCCCGGAATGTGATTATTAAGCCGAGTGGTACGCACGAAATTTCGAAATCTTGGCTGAGTCTTCGCATCTGATCCTGTGAACGTGACTGGATTGCATATAACCGCCCACTGGCTGCCTGCCTTTGGGCTTTTTATCGTCGCCTTCGTATGGTAAACTGTTTTTATAGGTGCTTGGAGATTCGTCTGAGGTAAATGAACGCGGAGGGTATCCTGATTGAAGGTGTAAAGCCCGGAATGTTATCAAGCCTAAGAAAAACCGCCTCTATTTATTTAGGGGCGGCTTTTTTTTCGTTCAATAACTCTTCGACCATCGTTCGATAGGCGTCCAATTGATGTTGATGAAGTTCGATTGTCCGTTCTTTCTCTTGAATAAGCGTTTTTAACGCTTCGATTTCCGCCTTTAAAATGAACGAATTAATTTCCGTCATCGGTCTTTCCTCTCCATTTCCTCCATGATCTTCTCCGTCTGTCTCAGAATAAATTTCATGAATGGCACGAATAAGAAACGAATAAATAAGACGGCAAATATAACGGTTATCATACCGCTAAGAATGAGATTTAAAAGAAATATAATCATGATTCATTCTCCTTCTTTTCCAGTAACTCTTTCAGTAAGTCGGCTGCATATTCTATTCCCTTCGCTATATCATGATTCCCGTCGAGATGCTGCATAACGACTTGGTATCGTAGTTCAACGATCAGTCCGGATATTTCAGATGGTCGGATCATGACTCGTCCTCCTTTTTAATTTTGTCCGCTTTCTATTCGCCATTTGACTCTTTCTACTATCCGAAGTAATTCCGCTTCGCACCGTTTCACTTCGTAGACAGTCCGTGCCATTCGAAGACGAAATCGCCATTGTTCATACTTCGTGTATTCCTCTTCGTTCATATGAAAAAGGATCGATTTTCCCATTTAACCCTTATCTTCTTCATCGACTGGAAACGCCATGCCGCCGATTTCGATTAATTCCGATTGCAGCCACAGCTTCGTTTCGAATCTATGTTTCACTCGATAGATTCGATGGATCAGACCTTTTTTATCGACCATTGTCAAATCTTCGATAATGACGCCGCCTCGCAATTCCTTCGGGAAATTTTCTTTCTCTAATGCCTCATCCGTCACACAGACAGGGACGCCGACAGACGGGCTCTTCTTCTTATTAGAACACAGGTACATTGTTGTCTTCCCTCCATTCTTCGTAGGAGAACGTCGGATATTTCTGTTGTCGCCGGGCTAATTGCGAGGCATTGACGATCATATTTTCTTGCGGTTTATGCGTCGCGGTTAAAATATCGATTAATAAATAATTCGCCATCCGTTCCAAAATCCAGCCGTCCGGAATTTCGCCTGTTTCACGGAAATATGTTTCGATTAAGTCGTCGATTTGTCGGACTCGTTCGTTTATCTCCGGCTTATTTTCTTCGGCGTGTAACATCTTTACGGCGAGAAATAATTCGTCTTTACTCACGGCAGTATGTCTCCTTTCGGAGTCATCCCGGCGATTTTATCGACGGCTCTGTTCTCGTAGCAGCGGACAGACTTTCTCGAAATATTCAACGCTTCCGCCGTTTCTTTCTGCGTGAAGCATTGAATAAACCGGCAATGGATGACGTCTTTTTCCCTGGAAGAAAGAGATGCGCAACGCACTGCTGCGTCGAAGTCCAATAAAATGATAGCGGCATCAATACTGCCGGCAAGACGTTCATTCTTCAATTTATGAATGTCTTTTAATACTGCCGTAACGCCTTTTATTGAATTCTCTTTGTATTTGTCTTCATATGATCTAAATTTCTTTTCTGTATCGATTGACACTGCGCCCATTAGAAACCTCCAGATAAGTCATGATGCATTCGTTTCTTCTGTCGGTTAGGATCGTTCCTGTTTCGATGTTTACTTTCAGCATGTCCGGATTTTGTCCGTCGGTATTTAGATTAAATGCGTCCGTTTCTCTTTCAGAAATTTTAATAGCCGCCATGTTACGCCTCCTGGATGAATACTTTTTTCATTTCGTGAATCAAATCGTCAATGGAGCCGTTGTTGGTCAATGTGATTGCCGGGTACGTATCCGGAATAAAATGCTTGTCTTCGTAAAAGAGGGACTGGCGTTGGATATCGCCGTCTCGCATTTTCAATCGTTGAAATCGGACTTCTTCGTCGGCTACGATTCGAATCGGTGTAAATCCGTGATCCAAGACGAAGAAGTCGTATTCATGTGTATATCGACCATCTCGAATCAATACCTTCTGCCAATCGTTGACTTTCTTCGAAGCTCGACGGCACCAGACATCCATTCCGTAGATTTCCTTATACCGCTCGCCGATCAGCTGCATTAAGTTGCGATTCTCTTTATAATCCGTCCGTTCGAAATATTTCGTATATTCTTCTCTTATGGGATCCGCAAGAGCGACGGAATCAATGCCGAATTCATTCAAGGCAAGAGAAGCGACTAAATCCTTCCCTGTGCCGGCTTTACCGAATAGAAAGTATTTCACTGTGAATCAACCTCCTTACAGATAAATCCGACAGAGGAAGTTATTTCGTTACGGCGGAAGGAACAAAAAAAAGACGCAG